TCTCAACTGGGAACAAAAAATTGAAATCAATCAAGGTGGTAAAAAACGTGACATTGGATTAAAGTCTGTTATCTTTGGATTAGTACTTGATAAAGATCCTACTAATGGAGTTGGGGGACCATGTACGTTGTTTTATCATGAGGAAGCAGGTATTGCTCCAAAGATGAATACAACCATGGAATACTTGCTTCCAGCAATGAAATCAGGTATGGTATACACCGGTCAGTTTATTGCTGCTGGATCTGTGGGAGATCTTGCTCAATGTGAACCATTACGAGAGATGTTATTAAATCCTGACAGTAAAGATGTACTTGCTGTTGAAACTAATCTGTTAAACGACAAAGGTGAGATTGCACAATGTGGATTGTTTATTCCTGAGCAATGGTCAATGCTTCCGTGTATAGATGAATATGGTAACTCTCAGGTAGAGAGAGCTTTAGAAATGATTCTTGAAGAAAGAATAGATTGGAAAAAGAAATTAAAACCAGACGACTATCAACTTCGTATTTCTCAGAAACCTATTAACATTGAAGAAGCATTTGCACATAGAACTAAATCTGTATTTCCATTACATTTAGTTACACAACAAATAAGAAGAATCGAAGAAGGAGAATATTATAAAGAGTTTTTAGAATTATCACGCGATGAAACTGGTAAAGTAACTGCAAAAGAATCCAGAAAAATTCCAATATCAGAATTTCCACTATCTCCAAAAACACAAGATAAAGAAGGCGTACTTGTTGTATGGGAAAGACCTATAAAAGATCCAGGATTTGGAATATACTATGCATCTGTCGATCCAGTTGCAGAAGGTAAAACAAATACATCTGACTCTTTATGTTCTATTTACATATACAAAACTTCACAAGAAATAACCACACACAAAGCAGATGGTTCGATTGAATCTACAATTGAACGCGACAGAATTGTTGCAGCATGGTGCGGAAGATTTGATGACTTAAATAAAACGCACGAAAGACTCGAACTCATTATAGAATGGTATAATGCTTGGACAATCTGTGAAAACAACGTCAGCGCCTTTATTCAACACATGATCGCACGCAGGAAGCAAAAGTACTTAGTTCCAAAAACACAAATTATGTTCTTAAAAGAAATACAAGCAAACATGAATGTGTTTCAAGAGTATGGTTGGAAGAACGTGGGAACCATGTTTAAGGTAAATATAATTCCGTATGGTAAACAGTTTCTTGAAGAAGAACTGGATCATGAAACAAAAACAGACGGAACCATTGTAAAAACTACATACGGTGTTGAGAGAATACCTGATATTATGTTACTTAAAGAAATGGCTGCATATCGTGATGGATTGAACGTCGATAGAATTGTAGCATTTTGTGCATTAGTAGCATTTGCAAAAGTACAAGAATCAAACAGAGGTTATACAAAACGTGTTGAAAGAGAGGATGGTAATTTGGAAAAGTCAAATAAAAATGTTAAATTGAGAGTGAGTCCTTTTCGACATTATGGCACATCATACTCGAATAGTAACACAATGCAAAAACCTCGTAGTCCTTTTAAAAACATTAGATAATAATATATAACTTCGTCAAAAATATATAAATTATGCCAAAAATATATAATGCCCTACAACTAAAAGCAGGAGCAAAATCAGAATATAACAGAATGGGTACAATTACCCAACCTGTTCAGTTTTTGTTGACAAAAGACAAAGATGTAACATGGGGTGCGTGGAACATGGACTGGCATGAAATGCAAGGACTAAAACAAATTAGACGTAATGCAAGACGTTTAATGAAGAATTACAAACTGGCAAATGGTATTATTGATAAATCAGATTACATTGTTGAAGAAAACAATGAGATGGCAGAGCTAATTGATACTCTAACAAAAGAAGACGAATCTGCGTTTGAGTTAAAGTTCTTTCCTATTATACCTAATGTTATCAATGTACTTACGGGTGAGTTTGCAAAACGTAATGATAAAATTACATATCGTGCTGTAGATGATACGTCATTCAACGAATTAGTTGAAATGAAAAGAAGTATGATTGAAGAAACTCTTGTTAGTTTTGGTGAGCAAAAAATGCAACAGACAATCCAACAAATGGGAATGGACTTGCAAGATCCAGAACAAGCACAACAGGCACAACAAATGATGTCGCCTGAAAATATAAAAACATTGCCTGAAATAGAACAGTTCTTTAAAAAAGATTATCGTTCTATGATTGAACAATGGGCAACACATCAGCATGAAGTTGACGGTGAGCGTTTTAAGATGACAGAGCTTGAGAATCTTGCATTTAAAGACATGCTTATTGCAGATAGAGAGTTTTGGCATTTTAATATGCGTGAAGATGATTATGAAATTGAATTATGGAATCCGTTATTGACATTTTATCACAAGTCTCCAGAAGCAAGATATATTTCACAATCTAACTGGGCAGGTCGTATGGACCTTATGACTATTTCTGACATCATTGATAAGTATGGTTACATGATGAATGAAGAGCAACTTGCAGCACTTGAAGTTATTTATCCAGTAAAATCTGCAGGATATATGCTTCCGGGTGTTCAAAATGACGGATCATTCTACGATGCTACGCGCTCGCATGAGTGGAATGTAGAAGGACCTTCTCTTGGAATGCGTCAGTTTATTGCACATAGAGATGCAATCTTAAACACAGGTGATGATATTATTTACAGAATCTTAAACGAGTCTGAAGACTTGATGGATTTTAGTAATTATTCATTGTTACGTGTAACAACAGTATATTGGAAATCACAACGAATGGTTGGACATCTTACTAAAATTGATGAAGAAGGTATTCCAATGGAAATGATTATAGATGAAAACTATAAAGTTACAGATAAACCTTTATATGACAACACTGTTCTTAAAAACAAAACAAAAGACAACTTATTATACGGTGAACACATTGATTGGATATGGATCAATCAAACGTGGGGTGGTATTAAAATTGGACCAAATAGACCGTCATTCTATGGTAATAACGACAGCACTGGATTTGCTCCAATATATCTTAATGTACGCCCTGTAAGATTTCAATTTAAAGGTGACTTTACATTGTACGGTTGTAAACTACCAGTTGAAGGTGCTGTATTCTCAGATAGAAATACTAAATCACGTTCGCTTATTGATAAGATGAAACCGTATCAAGTAGGATACAATTTGGTTAACAATCAGATTGCAGACATCTTAGTAGATGAATTAGGTACAGTAATTATGCTTGATCAGAATGCATTACCACGTCACTCAATGGGTGAAGACTGGGGTAAAAATAATTTGGCTAATGCTTATGTTGCAATGAAGAACTTCCAAATGTTACCATTGGACACTTCTATTACTAACACAGAGAATGCATTAAACTTCCAACATTACCAAGTATTAAATCTTGAACAAACACAAAGGTTGTTATCTCGTATACAACTTTCTACATATTTTAAAAATCAAGCATTTGAAGCAATTGGTATTACACCTCAACGTCTTGGTGGACCAACTTCACAAGAAACTGCTACCGGTGTTACTCAAGCATTAAATCAATCTTTCTCACAAACAGAAATGTACTTTGTACAACACTCAGAAAACTTGATGCCACGCGTGCACCAGATGCGTACAGATCTTGCGCAATACTATCATAGTAATAAACCAAGTGTAAGATTGCAGTATATGACTTCTATGGATGAGAAAGTTAATTTTGAAATTAACGGTACTGAATTATTAGCAAGAGAATTAAACGTATTTACATCTACAAAAGTAAATCAACGTATGATTACAGAACAGATTAGACAACTTGCATTATCTAATAATACTGCAGGAGCATCTATTTATGATCTTGGTAATATTATCAAAGCAGATTCTATGGCAGATATTACACATACTCTTAAAGCAATTGAAGAGAAAGTTAATGCACAACGTCAACAAGAACAAGAAGGTCAACAACAAGCAATCCAAATGCAACAACAAGCAGAAACTGAAAGACAAGATAAGAGACTTGCTTTTGAAGCTGAGCAAAATCAATTAGATCGTGAGAATGATTTACGTGAAGCTGAAATACGTTCTGCAGGATATACAGGTATGCAAGACATGAATGAGAATAAACAATCTGACTACATTGACACCTTAAAGTATCTTGATGAAAAGAATGCAAAAAGTGAAAACATTGCGTTACAACGTGATAAGGAACTTAATCAACAAGTAAACGAGCAACGTAAAGCTAATTTAACGCAACAAGAACTTCAAGTACGTGAGCGAATTGCTGACAAACAAGTTCAAATTGCTGCAATGAACAAGAATAAATATGACTCAAAATCGACACCAAAGAAGAAGTAAAATGAGTTATAGCGTTATAGTCGAAAAAAGTTAAAATTATATTTGCATAATATTAAATCTTTAAGATTTATTATGTAGATTATATATGAAGAAGAATTGAAAAATAACTAACAATTAAACAAATGAGTACAGACGCGAACAACAACTCGACAGTTGATAATGTAAGTATCGACAACATTGATGATTTTTTACCGATGCCTGGTGCAGAAAGTATTGTAACATCTGATGATGAAGATGATGAAAAACCTAACTTGTTTTCATCTAATAACAAGTCAGTAAATATGGATTTCTTGGATGATACTTCAAAAAAGAAAACTACTGATGAAGATGAAGAAACAAGTGAGGCAATTGCAGAATTAGATACTGCATTAGAAAATGGTGATGACGAAGAAGAACCTAAGTCAAAACCAGGAAGAAAGAAAACTGATAAAAGTGGATTAGTTGATTTCTTGAAAAAAAGAATTGAAGGTAATGAAATGTTTGCCTTTGATGATTTTGATGATTCGAAGCAATCATTAGATGATTATCTTGGAGGTCTTTCTGAGAAAGATGTTGAAGATTTATGGAAAGCAAATGTAGACAACATGAAAAATGAAGTTGCAGCTGCTACACCAAAAGAGTTCTTTGAAAGTTTACCTGAAGAATTACAATATGCTGCAGAGTATGTTGCCAAAGGTGGACAAGATTTAAAAGGTCTATTTAGAGCACTTGCACAAGTTGAAGAAGTTAGAACACTTGACGCACGTCAACCAGAGCACCAGGAAATAATTGTTAGACAATATTTACAAGCATCTGGATTTGGAGGTGGAGATCAAGAACTAATTGAAGATCAAATTCAAGAATGGTTTGATAATGGTAATTTGCAAAAGAAAGCAATTCAGTTTCAACCTAAATTGAATGATATGCAAGAAGAAGTTGTTCAAGCAAAACTTGCACAACAAGAAGCATTCAGACAACAGCAACAACAAAAGAAAGAAGCGTATATGCAAAACATATATGAAACTTTAAAACCTTCTGAGTTGAATGGTGTTAAAATAGATGGTAAAAGACAAAAGATGTTGTGGGATGAACTTACAACAGTTAAATATGAAAGTCTTACTGGTAGACCGACCAACTTGCTTGGTAAACTATTAGAAGATTATCAATTTGGTCAAAAACCAAGATATGATTTAATTGCTGAAACATTATGGTTACTTTCTGATCCAGATGATTATAAAGAAAACATTAGAAAACAAGCAAAGAATGAAGTTGTTCAAGATACAGTTAAAAAGTTAAAAACAGAAGAAGCTCGTAGATTATCTTCTTATGTTAAAGATGAAGACACTGATGAAAGAACACCTTCAAAAAGATTGAGTAAACCTCAAAATATATTTAGTAGACGATAATTAACAATAAACAATATTAACCTTAAATTACTTTAATTACAATGGCAACACCTGTTTTAAACAATGGTCTCTTCTTGCGTGATACAACTTACAAGGTAAGTTCGCATGTAGACTCTTACCATTTGCAAAACATGCTTAAAACTTCAGAACCTATGGATTTAGGTCCTGTAGATCTTTGGGCAATGACGCAAAAGGTAGAAATGCCTCTTTATCAGATGGCATCTTTTGGTGGTAAAAACACCATAATGGTAGACAATGCTCGTGGAGAGTACAAATGGCAAACGCCAATCGTACAAGATCTTCCGTACATTGTTGAAGACGTTGAACCTACTCAGACTGCTTTAGGAGCTGACGGAGTTTTGTTCAAAATCAAAATTAACAGACGTATATTTGGATCTGGTGATATCATCACTTATGACAAATATAAAGGTCTTGAACTTTACATTGTACCTTCAGAAGACATTCTTCCAACAGGAGATGGTTTTATCTACACAGTACAATTAGTAAACAACAACAACACTGCTACTTTAGATAAAAAGTATCTTAAACCAGGAACCAAATTCTTCAGAAAAGGTTCTGCTCGTGGTGAGTATGGTGAAAGATTCTCAGATATCGGAGAATTGCAAAATGGTTTCCGTGAGTATTACAACTTCGTAGGAGGTGCTGAAGCTCACGTACACTATTCTATTTCATCTCGTGCTGACATGATGATGAAAGGTGGATTAAATGCTGACGGTACGGTTCCTGTAACTGAAATCTGGAGATCATTTGATAAAAACCTTGACCCATCTATCACTAAGATTGATGACATGGTAAAAGCAATGGGTAAAGATTGGATCAAAAAATCATATGATAATGGTAATTTGACTCGTTCATTCGTTACTAACTTAGAAGCAGCTCACTTATCAAAAGTTGCAAATGACATCGAGACTTACTTAATGTGGGGACAAGGTGGTAGAATTAAACAAGACGGTCCAGATGACATTCGTTTATCAGTAGGACTTTGGTCTCAATTAGATAACTCATTCAAGAGAATCTATAACAAGAACACATTCAACTTAGAGTTGTTCCGTTCTGAGATCTTTAACTTCTACAATGGTAAAGTTGAA